AAGAAACCTTTGGGTATAACATTTTTAGTCCTCAATCGGGGGATGAAAATGTCGAATCTCAAAGTTAGTTATCATATCTTCCTAATCTTCGTGAAAACTGGGACACTATTAGTAGTGATCCCATTTGTGATAAGATTTCGAATTTGATTTCCATTTCTGCATCTATTGGCTTATGCAGCGTCACGAACTTGACGTGGAGTGTCAAGGGTATCGAATTATTCCGTCTTGGCAGTTTGCGTAAGCATTCTAGTGCCATGGATTTCTTTGGTGCCATGATTGATACAGTTGTCGCCTTCATCGAGGGTGGCTATGAATGTTTTCGTCAAGGTTCACTTGCACCCTTGCTCTTTACTACAGATGCCGGTCGTGCATTCGATGACTTGTATTTTACTTGTGTCGAACTTCACCAACATGCTATGATTTTCAATCTTGCAGCTAACCCTATTGAATACAAGGGTGAAATGCAGGTTATCACTGATCTTATGTACACACAAATGTTGGACGAAGCTGTCGAATTAGCTGAATCTGCTTATCGTTCTGCCAAGGGCACTTGGCAAGCCTCAGTTTTGGAAAAGAGGCTTACTACTATGCGCACTCAGCGAGCAGAGTATAACGCTCGCAGGATCGATGGTTCACTTCGATACGCCCCTTTTACCATTTACATTTGGGGTGAATCTGGAGTTGGTAAGTCCACTATTGCCCAGCTTCTTATGAGTGATTGCCTGAATCTTTCAGGTGCCGATCCTGACCCCATCCACACTGCGGTCTTGAAAGAATCTGACAAATTTGATTCTACTCTCCGTGGTGACACTTATGGTATCTATTTGGATGACATGGGAAATACTAAAACGGATTTTCTCGACCGTTCACCTTGTGAACGCATGATTGACATCAATAACAATATGGTGACTTATGCTAACAAGGCAGATCTTCATGAAAAAGGAAAGATTGAGATCCGTCCCCATATCTTCATTGTTACAAGCAATGCACCATTGGTTGATCATGCACGTCGTTGTTCTATTAAGCCAATGTCTATTGTGCGTCGTGCAGACATTCATGTCGATGTTAAGTGTAAGGATGAATTTGCACTTGCTGATGGTCGCCTCAATTCAAAGAAGGCTAATCTTGCTTTTCCTGAAGAAACGTTTGAGACCGATGTTTGGGACTTAACTACATACATCCCAAATGGGAAACGTTCCCAGATGATTGGTCCCATTGATGGAGGTACGAAAGATACCATTCTTAATATCCATGAGTTGTTGGAATATGCTTCAAAAATGTGTTTGGAGCACTATGATAACCAGCGCATGGTCCTTACCAAGGCACAAGCGTTGATTCCTTCTCGTCAATATTGTTCAGGATGTCGTTTCCCACAGCGACGCTGTAAGTGCACTCATGAGCCTCAAGTTGAGATGCCCTCTATTCCTGAGGAATCTGTACCTGAAGCTGATGTCACTGATACTGAACAGGTTTCTGAATCATCTTTAAGTTCACTTGAATATTCTGATTCTGATTTTTCTTGGGATTCATATGATCGTGAGGAATTATCTCAGGTGTTTGATCAACAATCTTGGAAAGATGTTACTTTTGATTCTGTTAAGGAACAATTGGAGAGTATTTCACCCTTCTCTCAAGCTATATCTGTTCGCATTCCTGAATGTGTTGTCAATAGCAGCTTGGTTCAGAAGGCTTATATGCTCTACCATGGAAAGGAATTTCTTGAACTTGAACGTAATATGCGTAAACATGCTATGTTCTTTTTCTGTACTATGTTGATTTCCTGTCTGTTGATGGGTCAACTGTCTGCAGGTGCTTTCCTATTTTCTTTCTTCTTTCCAGCCACCATTTATTATTGCGTCCTTTCCAAATGGCGTAGTGATATGTGTGCACAATTAGCCAATAGGCGAGATATTACGGATGATTTGTTCACTTCCCTCCGTAAGAGCAAAGCTGTCCAATTCTTCTCCTTTTGTGTGATTGCTAAGATTATTCATAAGATTGTCACATCTATGAAGTTGGCACATG